GAAAATCAATAAAGCAGATGATGGTGTACTAGGTCAGACACCTAATAACTCTGTTTATCGCACAGTAGACGAGTTAGAGAAAGAGGCTTTAAAGTATGATAACAGTTATGATTTTGTTACTAATGTAGAACAAAAACAAACTTCTTTAAAGCGTAGTGTTGCTAAATCTATTGCCGATGACCTTGGTGGTGAATACTCAAGAGATGTTCCTGTACCTGAAGATATTGCACATAATATTGGCGATAGAGGAAGTAGAATATCAGTAGATGGAAATGATGTGTATTTTCATGTAGGCTCGGAACGAGATCTTGGTGGTGAAGATAAAATATTTTTGCCAAATATAGCAGTTGCAAACAAAAGCAAAGGCTTAGGAACAAAGTTTATGACAGCAATGAAAGATTTTGCTGATAAAACAAGTCAAGACATATCGGTTTTTAAAGTAACAAATAATGATTTCTTTAGAAAGTTTGATTGGCTAGAAGAAACCAAGAGTGGTAATTTTCAATATAAAGCAGAAAGTAGAAATTATAAATATCCGACTGAAATCGAAAATATTTGGAAAAAAGCACACAGCCCTAGCAAAGCAGATGATGGTGTACTAGGTCAGACACCTGTTAAAAACAACGCCAAAGTAGCAATCCCTGCTGGTGGTTTACTGGCACCTGGCGAAGAAAAGAAAACGGAAGAGCTTAAAGGTGGCCTGGTGGATAACATTAAGACCTGGAAGCCTAGCAACGATTTATTAGAGTTTGTTAAGACTATGGAGAACGACCCACTAAGGGTAGGCAACGCCAAGGTCAAAGAATATAACGATATAGGACACAAGGCAAAGGGCTACGGCACCAAGTCGGGGCTACTTGCTCAAGACACAGAGAAAGAGGCGGCCAGGGTATTAACTGACAAACTAATAGATGCAAACAAAGACGTAGAGAGACTGGTAAAGGCTGATCTGAACGAAGGTGAAAGGGCCGCACTTGTGTCTTTAATCTACAATGTTGGTAAGGGGGCGTTTGGTAAATCAAAAGCCTTAAAAGCCTTAAATAAGGGCGATAGAAAGACGTTCTTAAAAGAGGCCTTCGACCCTAAGATAGGATTTGTCAAGGCAAATGGTAAGATCATCAAAGGACTGGTTAGTAGAAGAGCAAAAGAGAGAGATATTTTTGTTAATGGATGGAAGTTTTGAGATGAGTATGTTTATATCGACAAATAAAAAAATTTCACGTAAAATCATTGACTTACGTGGTAAAATAATAGAAACGCAATAACCGCTCGACCCTTAAATTTAGGACCTTATATAACAGGCCTAAACGTAGAAGAACGGAAAAGAAAGATAATCTTTTTTTTTACGAAGGGAAACAAATGGCGATAAACACTTTTGCTACACTCAAATCAGCAACATCAGACTTTCTTAACAGAGACGATCTATCCTCTGCTATTGAAAACTTCATAGCATTAGCAGAAGCTCAAATTAACAGAGACATTCGTCATTGGAAGATGGAAACACGTTCTAGTGGTCAACAGAGTGCTGGTGATGAATATTCACAGCTACCTAGTGACTGGCTAGAGACTATCAGATTCCACATAACCGATAACGGCACATCGCCACTTGATTTAATCTCAAGAAAGGCTATGGAGGACAAGCGTGCAGGCAGGGAAAATGCCACAGGAACGCCAAGATACTACACTCACGCAGATGGTCAATTTCAACTCTACCCAACACCATCAGCTACAACAAACACGGAATTACTTTACTACGCAAAAGTAGGCGCGTTAAGTGATAGTAATACAACTAACTGGCTTTTGACAGAGGCACCAGATGTTTACCTCTATGGAGTGCTATTACACTCTGCACCGTATCTAGCTGAAGATGAAAGAGTCACCGTGTGGGGGCAAATGTATTCAGCAGCAGTTGCAAGGTTAAACGAAGCGTCTGAAAAAGCTAAATATAGCGGATCAGGCTTAACACTTAAGATAAGAGGGCAAGGATAATGTCATTTACAAACTTTTTAGAAACAGAGATACTAGACCATGTATTTGCAGGTTCTGCTTACACAGCGCCATCAACCTTATACATGGCCTTATATACAGCAGCACCAGGTGAGACAGGTGGTGGCACAGAGGTGTCAGGCACAGGTTATGTTCGTCAAACGGTAGCATTCACTACAGCAGGCAATACTACTTCAAATAACGCAGCAGTTGAATTTCCAACAGCAGGAGCCTCTTGGGGTACGGTGACACACGTTGGAGTGTTTGACGCGTCTTCATCAGGAAACTTAATGGCTTACGCAGCACTAACAACATCCAAGACGATTGATTCAGGTGATGTATTCAGGGTGCCAAACGGAGACTTAGATATTACTCTAGACTAATATGTTATACGGTGCTTACAAATACGGTCAGGCAGCATACTCAACGGCTGATTTAGAAGAGGGTGTCGTACCAGTAACGATGACGAGTTCTGCTTCGGCAGATAGTCAAAGAGTAAGAGAGTCAGGTGCGATAGTAATGGGCGATTCATCTATCGTTACGGTAGGTGTGACTGTAGTTAGCGCATCAGCTAGTATATCTTCAACCTCATCTACATCTTGTGTTGGTGCTAGAACTAGAAACTCAGGTGGCACAATGTCATCTAATAGTTCATTAGTTGGCGATAGCCAAAGAGTAAGAGAATCAGACGGCACATCTTCTGCAACATCTACGATTGGTGCTAATTCTATTGTTATCTTCACCTCTGGCGCTGAATTACCTTCTGTGTCATCTATAGTGGCAACGTGTAATAGGGTTAAACATTTCAGTGGTAATACTACAGCAACCTCAGGCACTACCGCAATAGGTAGAGAGAAGTGGGAATCGGTTGCAGAGGGTTCTGAGTCGTGGAGCTTAATAGCAGAAAGTTCAGACACCTGGACTGACGTTGAGCAATCATCAGACACCTGGACGGAGTTAGCGGCATGAGTTTAATACCACTACAACTACCACCAGGCGTTCACAGAAACGGAACAGAATTTGAGTCATCAAACAGATGGAGAGACACTAATCTTGTTAGATGGCAAGATGGCTCATTACGCCCTGTGGGTGGATGGGTGACAAGGAAATCATCAGCATTTTCAGCGCCACCAAGAGGAATTATTACTTGGGCTGATAATAGTGCTGACTCGCATATCGCGTCTGGAACGTATGACAAGTTATACGCAATGACTGAATCTAGTACCGTGAGTGACATCACTCCCACAGGATTGACTGTAGGGGATGAAGATGCTACAACAAATGTTGCCTATAGTGGTACATTCTATGGCACAGGCTTCTATGGTACAAAAAGACCGTTTACTGGTGTCTATGATGAGGCGACTACCTGGGCGTTAGACTCATGGGGTGAGAACTTACTTGCTTGTTCAACATCAGACGGCAAGATATACGAATGGACATTAGACACAGCGACATTACCAACAACACTAACTAACTCACCAACAGGCAATAAATCAATGCTTGTGACTGAAGAGAGGTTTGTATTTGCTCTTGGGGCAGGTGGAAATCCTAGAAAGGTTCAGTGGTCAGATCGAGAAGATAATACATCCTGGACACCAAGCTCAACAAACGAGGCTGGTGATATGGAATTGCAGACAACAGGTCGCATTATGTGTGGCGTACCTATGAGGGGTCGCACACTTATCCTGACAGATAACGATGCTCACATAGCCACATATTCAGGCCCTCCCTTTGTCTATGGATTTGAGAGGGTTGGAACCGCTTGTGGTGTGGCATCACGTAAGGCATTAGTGGCTATTGATGAGGGTGCTTTCTGGATGGGGCATAAGGGTTTCTTTACGTTTGATGGCTCGGTGGCAAAAGAGATTAGGTGCGAGGTCTTGGATTATGTATTTGAAGACATCAACTACAACCAAATTAGCAAAGTCTATGCGGTGAATAACACTCAACATGGCGAGATTTGGTGGTTCTACCCTTCTGGTGGCTCTATTGAAAACGACAAATATGTCTCGCTTGATTATAAAGAGGGTGTTTGGTCATTTGGAACTATGGACAGAACAGCGTGTGTAGATAGAGGTGTATTTAATACGCCTATCTGGGCTGACTCAGATGGCAATCTATACAACCATGAGTTAGGAAGTGTACACGGCACAGACACACCTTTTGCAGAGTCAGGGCCTATTAGTCTTGGCAATGGCGATGGTGTAATGAAGGTGTCTAGTCTTATCCCAGATGAGAGGACACAGGGCGAAGTTAATGTCACATTTAAGACGAGATTTCATCCTAATGATACCGAGCGTACATACGGACCATATTCCACAGGAAATCCTACATCTTTAAGATTTACAGGCAGACAGGTAAGGTTAAGGATAGAGGGGGCAGGGAACGATAACTGGCGCTCAGGTGTCATGAGAATTGAGGCAAGACCAGGGGGTAGACGATGAGAGCACTTCCTCCTCCATTGGGAGAGAGCTGGAAGCATTGGGGCGAAAGATTAGTTGCCTTTTTAGCAAAAGATAAAGACCAGTTGCGCCACCTAACGACAAATGACTCAGCAGCAGAAGACGGTGTATTGATGTGGGATAGAACAAACCAGACTATCGTTGTCTCTAAAAATGGTGCATGGGTAAAGGTTAAATTAGATCCGTGAACATAAAAGAAGAAATATTAAGGTGCAGAGGATGGATTGAAGATGCACTAGATAAGGGTGACAACACACATGGTTTTGTTGATGTGGTTGATGGTGTCATGAGTGGGAAGATGCAGCTCTGGCCAGGAGAAGAAGGTTGCGCGGTTACAGAGATTGTAGTCTATCCAAACAAGAAGGTTCTACACGTCTTTTTGGCAGGCGGAAAGCTCGAACAGATCACTAATATGCACAATGATGCTGTGGTGTGGGCGAAGGCACAAGGGTGTGAAGGAATGACCATAGCAGGTCGTCCAGGGTGGAAAAAGATTTTAGACAAATATGGTTGGAGACAACAGTTTGTCACATTAAGCAAGGAGTTTTAGTATGAGTGGTGGCAAAGGCGGAAGCAGTTCAAGTATTCAGGAAATCCCTAAGTGGATGGAAGAGCCTGCAATTAGAAACATTGCCCGTGCAGAGGATATACAACGTATGGGCTATATGCCCTGGTATGGTCCTGACGTGGCAGCATATAATCCAACTCAGCAAGCAGCAGCACAAGCTAATATTGGCGCAGCAGAAGCATTTGGTCTTATACAGCCTGATACACTGACGGCTTATCAAGGTATGCCTCAAGCACAAACCTTTGCAGGTGGTGTTCAGGGTTATTCTTCAGCACCTATGTTTGAACAAGGCGTTGAAACTCTAAGAGAGAAACAACCAGGCACGATGGCACAATACGATGCCCTATTCGGAGCAGGCACTCAACCAGGTGGTGGTGGTGGTGGTATTACAGAGCCTTCATTCACTGAACAGATTGATTCAGGAGATTACAGCTCTTACTCAGATTACAATCCTAGTACAGGCCTATACGACAATCAAATTTCAGACGGTGGCGATATTAGTAACTTTGTTATGGATGATGGATCTATTAACTGGGGTGCTACAGGTAATGCAGATTATGGCACAGTTGATGGTGTTGGTGTTACTAATCCTGATGGTGCTTATGGTTATGGCACTTCAGGTGGCGATGGCTATGACAACATGGGAAATACAACTATTAATGGTGTAGTTGTAGAAGACCTCAACCCATACTACTCTGATGGCACTCCTGTTTATAATGATTCAAACGGAAACAATATAACTTCTCCAGTAGACCCTTTTGGTAGTGGTATGGATGACTTTGACTGGGGTAGTGGTGGAGATGATGGTGGTGATGATTTTGATTCCAACGAAGAAGCCTCAGATAATTATGATGACTTTGGTGGTGATTGGGGTGATTGGGATTAATAAATAAATTTAAAGGAGAAAG